TCGACCGAAGGTACATAACCCTTAAGAAAACCATATTCACATCTAACTTTTCCCTTGACGAACTATCAGAAAAACTTGGAGATAGAATCCCTTCACGAATTGCCGAAATGTGCAAGGTGATTGAATTAAAAGGCAAAGACCGAAGATTAAAATAATCCGCCTACCAAAATAAAGAATTAACTTGACATCCAACTTTCTTTAAACTATTCTTCCAAATCATGGAAGAATTACAAAAAATACCCCGCAAATCCCCGAAACCTACCAAAATCAGCCCCAAAAGACGCCTTTTCATTGCCGAATACCTTATCGACCTTAACGCCACTCAAGCCGCTATTCGAGCAGGATATAGCGTAAACTCGGCAGAGATGCAAGGATCTCGCTTGATGACTCATGATAATATTTCACAAGAAATAGAAGCCGCCTTTGAGAAACGTCTTGAAAAGATTGGAGTTTCTAAAGATCGCGTCTTAACTGAGATCGCGCGCCTTGCTTTCAGCGATAATCGGAGGCTATATCGTAAGGATGGATCCCTTTTAATGCCTTCTGAGTGGGATGACGAGACCGCAGCGGCCATTGCTGGCGTAGAGACCTTCGAGGAGTTCTCGGGCAGGGGTGAAGATCGAACGCAGATCGGCATCACAAAGAAAGTTAAGGTCTGGGATAAGGCGAGATGCCTCGAGCTCTTAGGGCGGCACTTGAAGCTCTTCGGGGAGAAGACAGGAGACAACGGGAGCGGCGTCACAATCCCTATTTTATTGATCAATGTCAGGAACGGAAATGGTGTTAAGGAAATCGATGTAAGCGGAGAATAGTCTGCAAAATCCAAGCTTTCATATTAATCCTACCTCTCATTATCTGCGCAAACAAAATGCGCCGAAACGTCCCACATTTGATTTTGATACCCAGGTCGCCAATTTCGGGAAGAACCTAAAACAGGTCCAAGCGCTGGAAGCTCTTGACTCCGGAAACACTAAGTTTTTACTTTACGGCGGCGCCATGGGCGGCGGGAAGTCCTATTTCCTGCGCTGGTATGCGGAAAGATTCCTTCTTCAGTTATCGAAGAAGGGGCTTACAAACGTCCAGATTATGCTCGCCTGCGAGGATTATCCAAGTCTTAAAGACCGGCAACTTTCAAAAATAATGGTTGAGTTTCCTGAATATTTAGGGAAGTTTTATTCAGACCATAAAGTTTATGGAGCTTGTTTCGTCAACCGCCCAGAGTACGGTTCCGGAGTCATTTGCTTCCGAAATCTGGACGATCCCAGCAAATATCAATCCGCAGAGTTTGCCGCAATCCTGATCGACGAACTCACAAAAAACACCTACCAAAATTTCAATGACCTCCGGACCCGTTTACGTTGGGCAGGATTGACCGATATGGAATGCCCATTCGTTGCCGGAACGAACCCTGGGGGAATCGGCCATGGATGGGTCAAACAACTTTGGATGACCAAATCCTTCCCCAACGAGTGGATCAAACCGATTGATTATCGCCCGATGTTTAAATACATTCCGAGTCTGGCCGACGATAACCCCTACCTGGACGAATCTTATTGGCACATGCTTGAAACCCTTCCGGTCATGATGCGCAAAGCTTTCAGGTTCGGTGATTGGGAAATTTTCGCCGGTCAGGCATTCCCCGAGCTCGCACGCCATACCCATTCATACAAACGCGCGGAATTCCCGATCCCCAGCTATTCCTTCGTCCTTCAAACATTCGATTGGGGATTTGGGGCCCCTTTTTCGGTAGGATGGTGGCATACCGATAACGATGGGCGCCTTTATCGTTTCGCGGAATGGTACGGCTGGAACGGCATGGCCAACGAAGGTCTGCGCTTGACCGACGAGAATATTGCGGACGGGATTCTCGAACGAGAGGGCCAACTTGGCCTTCATGGCAAGACGATCATTCGGAAGGCGGGCCCGGACTGTTTCAACAAGAAACCGAACTACAAGGGCGGCGGCCAAGGACCGAGCACCGCAGAGGTATTCAAAGGCAAAGGATTAATCCTTTCGCCGGCAGATCCAGACCGCAAGTTAAAGATTCGGCAATTCAGGGAACGGTTGCGCCCTGCGGACTATGAAGGAAACCCGATTACGCCCATGATGCTGATCGAAGAAGGTTGTGAACACTTCTTCAGGACCATGGGGGGCCTGGTTATGGATTCTAATAACATCGAGGATGTGGATACGGACGGCGAGGACCATTGCTACGATGAATCCTGCCACGCCTGCATGAGCCGACCACTTCAGACCATGAATCAACCAAAGATCGAGGTCGGGATAAGGAGACCGCCCCGGGACGGGAGCGAAGCGGCGTACCTTGAACGCAGACAGATTTTTGAGGATCTTGAGCATCAACAAACTGGCGGGGATATGCCATGGTAGAAAAAGGAGGTAGTTGAAAATGGATATTCATCTTTGTAACGTTTGTTTAGATGGACATGCGTTTCCTGTTGATATGGAAAGACCGTCTTCCCCTTCTGATCCGGCTAATTTTTGTCCTCGTTGTGGTAAAAAATGGGCATCTTTCGGTGTCAAAAAACCTTTCGGCCTTAACCCTTTTTATTATAAAGGGAAATGCCCGGTCTGCACAAATGCCGAACATCACCCAAGTTATTTTCGGTTTTGGGATCTGACTAATCAGATGGCCGATTGCGTATTTTGTCCAAATTGTGGCAGAAAGTTGGGTGAAACATGAACACCATGACCGTTATTTTCGTTCTATCCGCTGCGCTTGCGGGCGCGATGATCTTTCAAGCGATTGTCTTCTTCCTCTTCATGCGCGAGTTTAAGAATCTCCTGAAGGACATGCTTAATCGCCTTATGGCCAGGGATTTTACGGAGTACGTCCGAGGCGAGGCAACTTTGCACGCAGCACCCGAAACAGAACCAGCGAGGCGCGAGGAAGACGCCATACCAATATGATCTTGGGTATATTATTTCAGGTATATGATCTTGAGGTAAAGCATGGTCAAGTTAAAAGATATCACCGATATAAAAACCGGTCAGGATGGGCCGAAACTGGCCGGACTCATCGAACAGCTTTTCGATATCCAAAATGATATGACCCGGATCATCCTGGACCGGATCACCTACCGAAACATTCTCTATTACCTGGGCGAGCAATATATCGAATTTGTCAAGTCGGCGGGGAGTTTCCGGCGTCGAGTGCTGCCCAACTACATCCCAACTCCGGTGAGCAATCAGATCAAGGACTATGTGCGGAGCCTGAAGGCCATGGTTCTGAATCAAAAGCTGGTCCCTAAAGTCTCGCCCAATACGAACGAGCCAGAGGACGCGAAGGCCGCAGAGATCGCCAGCAAGCTCCTGGAATGGATGGACGGACTTTTCGAGGACGAATTCGCCGACCAGAAAGAGAAGATGGTGGTTTGGCTGGCCATGGCCGGAACGACTTTCATGCGCACCTATCCCGACATGCAGGCGGGAAAATGGTTTATGACTCCCAAAGGCGAAGTAAACACCGGGGACGTTGTGAGTCGGGCCGTAGTGCCCTTCTCCGTTCGTCTGGATGCCCTTGGGGAAGACCTGAAGACAAAGCGATGGATCGGACTTCAAACCCTTCAAAACCGGGAATGGGTAGAGGATACGTTCAAGGTCAAGGTGGAGTCTTCGGCAACGCCCGAAGTGATGGATTACGAACGCAAACTGATGAAGTTGGTGTCCCAGGTTAGCCCATGGAAGGGGGCTGGGCTGGAGACGCAAACCTACCAGGAAGACCAGGACTTCGTACTTCTCCGAGAGGTAGAGTTCAGACCGACAAAGGAAAGATCCCAAGGCCGATACGTCTTGACCTGCCACAACAAAACCCTTTTGGACGCAGACCGGCTGCCGATCGAGGTTAAAGACGATATCTGGTATTACACCTTGACGGATTTTCATTTCGATTATACGCCTGGCCGATTCTGGGCAGACGCACCCATAAATGATTTGATCAGCCCGCAAAATGGGATCAATGAAATTTTACAACTTTGCTCAGAGAACCGGAAAGGATTTGGGAGAACGAGAATTATAGCACCGAAGGGAATTACGATTAAACGGATGGATGAGGAAAAAAGCGGCCATAGTTTCCTTGCCATTGAATATGATGCGTTTCTTTCCGGTGGCAAAGAGCCGAGGATCGCTCAAGGAATTGCACTCCCTGCCCAGATCCTGGATGAGTTTGCTCTTCATATGGCCACGATTCAGAACACGAGCGGAGATCCCAAAAACATTCTAAAAGGTCAGGCCCCATCATCTTCATCGTCCGGGGTGCAGATCGATATTCTCCGGGAGACGGCGGAGCGGGGTCATTATCCCGACATCGACCGTTTCAATCGATCCATGGGGCGATGTTATAAAAAACGCCTTTTGGTCGCGTCCGAGGTCTACACGGATAAAAGAATAATCAAGATTGGCGGGCGCGGGAGAAAAACGGAAATATTTGCCTTTCGCGCATCGGATCTTCGCGGGAATACGGAC